CCTCGTCCTTAGCCGTGATTTCGACCGTGTCTAGAGTTTCGTTAAACCCTTCCTCGTTGCCGTCCTTAAAGAAACGGCGAAGCATGGTTTTAAGACTTGGTGTCATCTTTTCGTCCATAATTCGGCAGGTGCTTCCGCACCGCCCTTCTTTAACAATCGCAAGGTGGTTTCCCACAATGCCCCTGATATGCCCTTGTCCGTTTCCGTCATCGATCACCTGAGCGTCATACCCACAAGAAACCTCCTCATAGGTGCCGCCTTCGACAAGATCGATCCCGTTCTGCGCGGTCAAAAGCAAATCGGCGAGAAGTTGGTCGGATCGCTCCCCTTCTCCTCGCCGAACATTCTTTAAGACCCCTATACTTCGCCGTTGCCAGTTACTAGGGTCGACAAACTCGGAATGCCCGATAACTACGGGCTTGCCCTCAAAACTTGCGATAGTCTCGGGGTTAAACAACTCTTCTTCCGAGCGCGAAACAAAACACTTGCCAATCGCGTTAGGCTTAATTCCGCTTTGCTCGGGCGAGTACTCAAAATTTCCAGTCCGAGAAATCGCGACGTCTTTGCATAACAAAAAGCCCTCGGGGGTTTTCTCCTTCCGAGGGCTTAACTTTTCCGTTGTGTATATCTTTGAATCTTTAAATCGCATTTATTCTCCTCTGCCGTCATCAAACATCGATTCAGGGAATAGAGGCGAAGCCGTACATCTACAGTTAAAGACGGTGCCTGGGTGGGCGCGTATCGCTTTTCCGTTCTTGCCTATATCGCAGATCGGTGGCTCGTCCCACTTATGGAACGTTCCGTTTAGATGGGCGTGCATGCCACGAACGCGACCGTCTCCGCTCGTTTGCCAGATATAACCTTCACTGCCTACTGCCCTAGCTCGCGCCTCGGTAAAGTTGGCACGCGCTCGAGCGCATTCAGTTCGGGCTATCCTTCGCGCCTTGTACTCGCCTATGTCTTTCCAGTGCGTACGAATGTCTTCTACGAAGTCTTCAAATCGAACGCCCTTTCTCATCGCCTCTTGCGCCCATACGTGAACCTTCTCAGCAGCGAAACTCGGTAAGGTCTTAATAAGGCGTTCTTGCTCCTCTTGTAAGGTATCGAACACCTTGCCAGTCCCTGCCTCTCGTAACTTATCGGCGACCGCACGGTTTAATTTCTTGCCATGCTTGCGCCACTCTCTTAAGTCCGATTCCGATGCACGCGTTAGCATTCGTTTAGAAACGTCTAACGCCCAATCGGTTAGATCACCCTCGAGGACGTCCATACGAGAATAAAAAGACTTGAGGCGGTTAAAGTTTCCACCCTCTGAGGCGAGTTGCTCGATCGCATCGCGGATAACGTCCACCACGCTAAACAACTGACCTTCGTACCATCTAATCGTTCGCTGTAAGTAGCGATCTTCTTTAAATGGTTTCCGTCTTATCTTCCTCATATCGATCACCCATCATTAGGTCGGCTTTCTCTTGTTCGGCGGCCAGTGAGATTTCCTCATCGGTAATCGTGGCAAATAACCCTGTAACGTCCGATTGCGCCTTCAATTCCTTAAGCGCGGTTTCGAGGCTAATTAAGCCATCGGCGTAAGAGTCCTTGATCGCGTTAACAAGAGAGGTTGCAAGTACCGCCTTATCGGTTTGGGTAACCTGCCACAAGCTCTTAAACTCAAAGGTCAAATCGTTTGAAGGCTTATCGCCCGATACGCTTTGATAGACGATGTTAAGAAGGCGTTTTACGGCACTACCCAACATCATGGTTTGAAGCTTCTTTACCGAATCGTAGTAATTGCGAATATCGCTTTCGCCAGTCGAGTTAAGCCCCGCAGGGGATTGCCCAAACAAGCGCACAAGTGGCACGCCTAAGCCCCCTGAAATCTGCTCGCCTAACTGCAAGAGAACTTCAGGGATACCAGTAAAGGTATAAGAGAAGGTCTGGAACTCGTCCTCGGTGTCGCCTACGGTAATGCCTTCGATGTTCTGAAACTGGCGGACGATATCCATTTGGTTCAAGAACCCCTTTCGGGCTTGCTCGTTAGTCAAGATCTGGCGCAACTGCTTAACCTTGTAATAACGTAAATAAGCCTTAGCGATTAATTGCACCGAGCCTTGTGTGGCTAGGTCAAAGCCCTTGATGTTGTTATAGATCGGCTCAAGTACACTCGCGCCCCAACCTTGATAAGCTCGGCGAATGTTGTACGGAACTTTTCGACCCTCTAAGCGGATTACACGGCTATAGTGAATCTTCTTATCGATATCGAGTTCAAGATCACTATTCACAACGTTGTAATAAATCGGTTCGCCGAAATGCTCGCCCAACTCTTGGACTGGTTCGGCTAATGAGATATCCAACTGCCAACGATCGAAAACGTACAACCCACGGAACGAGCCTTGAGGGATATAAGTAAGAGGCGTAGAGAGGTCTTGCCCATCGATCATGATCACGGCAATAGCTCCACCATAGAGGCGCGACCACTTAATAGCGTCATTAAGCTTCTCGAAAACACCGTACTCCGAAATAACGCGTTCCATCGCGCCAACGATTTCGGGGGCATCGTGCTTGATCGTAATGCCTTCGCGTGTCATATCTTCGGCGATCGTGTCCACGGCAACGCCACACAACCAAGAGGACTGATAAGCCCACTCTAATTCTTGACGGTTAAGGCTCGTAAACTGAGGGCGGTAATTTGTCGCGCTAAAGGTATTGAGCTGATCGCCCCCAATGCGCAAAAGAGGATTACTCACTCCGTCCGCCAACTTTCGCATATTGCGCGCCGTAGAGTTCGCTCGCGCCTGTTGATTTCGTCTTGTCATAGGTTAGCCATCTGTTCCCAATAAATGTTTTCGGGGTTCGTTATGTAACCGTCTAGGGCGTAACGGATTGCGTCTATACAGTGATTGTGCTTGTCGACTAAGATCGGCAACACCTCGCCCGTTACCTTATCCACCTTGTACGAATAAAGTCGGAACTCGTCCGCCGTGTGCTTACATCGCGGATCGATAATGATCTCTTCAAACGACTTCAAGTAGGCGATACCATCCTCGACCGACCCCTGCCACTTCTTGGCCGCCGATATGCCGTAGCCGTGGCGATGAGCCAAATAGCTAATCGTTTCGGGGCGCGCGCTATCCGCTTTAAGCGGCCACTTTCTCGATAGCGGTACGGTATCGAATAACGCAGGGGTTTCGTCCAACTCAACGCCCGTGCCGTAGGCTTCATACTCGATATACAACTTGCGATCGATAATGAAACAACGGACTAACGCCGTTGGGTCTGTAGCAAAGCCCCAATCCGCGCCGAAGAACAATCGATTAGCCTGTGTCCACAAGTCCTCGGGGATAGGCTCGATCTTGTACTTACCCCTAAAGACCTGCGCTTGGCTTACCGTTAATGGGAAACCTTCCCACACGTGCAAGTACTTTTCGAAGTCGTGCTGCTTGTCGTACTCCATTTCCTTACGCAACACTTCAGGGAAATACGGATTTTCCGTATAGTTCACCTTCTGCACGTAAGCGTCAGGCGGTGGCGCGTCTAAGAACTTGTTCGTTGGATCGTCAACCGTTAAGGGGTTAAACGTTAACCAAAGCTCCGAAGAGGGCTTGCGGATCGTAGGAATAAGGACGTCCCACGATTTTTGAGAAACGCTAGAGGCTTCTTCGACCCAACAAATATCAATACCCTCTTTAGATCGAATGGAGTTCTCATTGCGCAATAAGCCCGAAAAAATGAACTTACTGCCTGTTCGCTCATTCACGATCTCAGCTTCTTTAAACGTGAAATGGTCGAATAGCCCTAGCTTTTCCGCCATATCCTTCAAGATCTGATAACTAGAATCTCGAATGGAATTCTGTACCTCACGGCAACATAAAATACGAACGCACCCGTAATCTGCGATTAGCAGCAGCGCACGAGCAACAGCCCAGGACTTTCCAGAACCGCGACCGCCATAGAACACTTTGTAGCGGTGAGGCTTAAAAAGCTCTGAAAACAATTCGTTCATTTTTGTTTGCCTGAAAGTCGGTTTAACTCTGCATAAATTCCTACTAGACCCTGCGGCGCCTCGCCCTTTTGGGTTATCTCGGCTTTAAGCTCGGTTTTTTCCGTCCAACCACCTTGCGTCTTTAAGAAAAAGATTTGTGCCGTAACGTTCCCTGCCTTACATTGCTCAAAAAGAAGGTTTGACACTTGGGCAATACCTTTCGCCTTCCCCCTTTTTATAGCACCCTCAAAATCCTTAGATTCTCGTCTTCGGCTCTCTAAAGTTGAAAGTGATATTCCCAGAGCTTCGGCAATCTGTTGAAACGTTAGCCCGCGCGAGGCGAGGGTTTCTACCCTACGCAAATCTATTTGTATTTTTTGTCTAGGCATTCTTCGCTCCAGAAATCAATTACTCGGCGTCTTCGCCTTCTGGCAAAAGATATCTTTCTGGGATATCTACCTCAATTTCTCCACACCACTCTGCGGCCTTCTTTGGGTCGCCCTTTACAAACACGAGGACGTTCTGGTGTGTTTTGCACAGTTTTCTAGACCCGATAAACGGCTTCGAGCAACGAATTGCGGCCGTGGCAACTGCGTTAGCAAGTATCGCCTCGTTGTAATACTTAAGCCCTGAAGATCTAAACGCCTCAATGGTGTCCGCAACAAAGTTGTAATATCCGCCGTCCTTACTTCGGACTTCTCCAACAACAAAAACGGCAAAGCGATCTTCTTTTAGAAGTGAACACGCCTTCTTGATAATGTCGAAATAGGCTTCCTTGAACTCTGAGTATTCGAGCGTGGATAAGTCTTTGGGGTCGTCGCTATAGACCTCAAGATCAGCATACGGTGGGCAAGAAAAGACCAAGTCGGCGGATACGTCTTTGCACGTTTCATTAATAAAACGGCTGTCTCCGCATATGTATGCAGGCGGATAATCATCGTCTGAACATATTTCGGACACTTGCTTTTTGTTTTCTTCGACTTGCTCTTTTCGGAGTTCGCAACCGATATACTGTCGGTTTAACTTAGAGGCAATAACTCCTCTAACGCTTCCACCTGCAAATGGGTCTAAAACCGTAGCCCCCTCGTGGGTAAACCAACGGTAGACGAGTTCACACAAAACGGGGTCAAAAATACTTGTTGTGGATAGAGAACCATACTGATCAAACTTAGTTAGGTTGTCTGAAAACGTTAGATTTTCGCTTCGCCCTAGTTCGCTTTTAATGCCGTAGGTATTAAGCCAAAACCGCTTTCGTTCCACCCAATCGCCAGTTCTAGAATTTAGAATTGAAAACGGGGGGAATAAAAATTTATCGCTTAATGCTCCGTTGGTTTTTGGTTGTCCGTAGTCCCCACCCTCATCATCAGGTTCTTCTCCGTTAAAAATTTCGTCTAGCTCGATTTCAGGAAAACCGATAGTTCCTAGGTCGAAATCCATTTCCTGTAGGCTTTCCAATTCCGCTTTGAGCATTTCTTCATCCCAACCAGAATTTAATGCCAGTTTGTTGTCGGCTAAGACTAAGGCTTGTTGCTGCGCTTTAGTAAGCCCCGTTAAAACAATGGATGGAATTTCGGCAATCCCTAACTTTCGGGCCGCCATAATTCTGCCGTGCCCTGCTATTACATTATTTTTTTCGTCTACGAGAATAGGGTTAGTCCAACCGAACTCGCGAATTGAACCTGCTAACTGGGCAATTTGTTCATCGCTATGCGTTCTTGCGTTTCTTACGTAGGGGATAAGGTCTTCTACGTTTTTATAGGTAACTTCGATTTTTTTGGTCATTTTTGCTGCCTGAGGTATACGGGGTCGCCCTCCATGTTGTTCGCTCCTTCCTTGCTCATCAAGGAAGCACACCCCAGCACAGACAGACAACAATGGAGAGCAACCCACAACAAAAAAGCCCGCTGATAAAATCAACGGGCTAAAAAAATTGAGGCAACATATATTTCCTGCCTATAAACAAAGTTTTCTTTTGCGTGGCCGCCGAGCCTAGACTTCAAACTTTGGCTATAGATTGATATATGATGCCTCGTACCATTACTTTCTCAATTGTTTCAGGCATGACAAACGCGCCATACGGCGCAATCATTTGTCATAAGGTCTGCTCTTATGAGAGGTAGCAATTGATACTCTCAAAACTACACACCTTTTTTGGATTTGTCAAATTTCGCCAAAAAATAATTCTTGACCCTCCAAAATACGGCTTAAGCGTTCCTTGGTGATTTTGATCGATTCGCGTCCTTGTCTTGTGGATAACCCGCACTGACGGCACGCCGAAGGGAAACTTACCCACCACGTGATATAGACCATCTGCAAAAGCTTAATCGCTTTCTTATCGTCAACGCGGACTGAGGGTAAGGCGCATATTGCCTTGTCTATCCTCATCGCTTCGGCTTCGTCAATTTGGGTTCTTATCGCCGTAGGTGCCGCCCGATCATCTTCGCTGCTTGATCCTTTTCCGCCGTAAAGCTTTAAGCGGTTAAGCACGATCTGAATGTCAGAAACGCCTTTACGCGTCCTATGGTCATCGTATGCCCACCGCCCCCAATTCCCTAGAAGCCGTTCGATTTCGTCCATCGGATTAATCCCACTTCGTTAAAAAGCACTCCTCGCCAAAGCGATCTGCGCCGTTGTAATAATCTGGAGCGTTGGTGAGTTGCCACATCTGAACGTACGCTAAAGAGACCGAAACCCAATAAAGAGGCAAATAAATGCGTGTAGCAGTGTATCGATACCCGAAGGCAATGACGTCAACGCTAAACGTTCCGCTCTCTTTTCTGCGCGCCTTCTGGTGGCGGTCAGCGCGCTTCTCGTATCGAAAACGAGCGTTCGGCTTTAAGGCAAAAAGGCAATGCTTACCCTCTTGCGGATAATTGCCCCCAAAGCCGTTCTCAGTGTGTTGCCATTTTTCATGGGTCGCATTAGACCCCTCGATTTCCTTGCTTTCCATCTGTTTAAGCTCCCTTCTTAATCAACTGTTTCAACCGTAACCACAACTCTAGGCGTTTCGCCGTAAAGCTTATTTGCCCGAATGTCGCACACCAAAGAATCATCGGTAAATAACGCCTTGTTCATGCCGTCCATCACCGATTTAACGAGGTTATCCAAATCGGGTTTTTTGCTATGCGCGACACCTACCGCCTCTCGTTTTTTCTTGCTACTCCATGACTGTGGGATAGGCATGTAGACCGTAATAAAGACCTTCACTGGCGAAGAAATAAGTCCTGGACTTTGTGTTTCGCTCAAGGCTTTTTCCGCTTGCCTATGAACGAGTTTTTCGTAGTCCGTTGTTTTCTTCGGCGTGTACACACTCCCAAACCGAGTAAACCTAGGACGCCCTTTAGGTACTACCGCGCCCAAAACCTCAAAAGATAAGATCACGCTTAGCCTCTCTTTTTTGGTTTCCACTCGTCATAAGGTCTGACTTTCGGGTTCGAGTACATAAGCGCAAAAAGGCGATTTCCACCCTCTTTTCTCCCTGCGTAATATTCCCGTTGTTCCTCTTCGCTATACGAGGCGATAAGGTCGTTTTGCTCGATGGTGATCACGCAAGTTTCGCGGCCGTCCGTGTAGCCCTCGACCCAACGCTTGGACTTATTAGAAATCGCGATATCGTCCTTCTCGTCCCACGGATAAATAAAATCTTTCAATGCATCACCTCAGAAAAAAGCCGCAATAACGCAAACCGCAATAACAAACCAGTGAACTATGTCGTCCGCGTCCTTGTCGCGATAGCTTGCTAATAGCAACGTGCCAGCGATTACGGCAATACCAACGCATAGTGCCGTTCGTAATCCGTCCAATTTTCACTCCTCAAAAATTAAGCCCTATAGAGGGGGCGACAAAAGCAACAAAACCCCCTCTCTAGGTCTCGTTAAAAAATCGCCTGTAGCATGGTTTAAAACACCACAGTCGCGTCCGTTATCGTTCCTTGATAAATCAGTCGAGCCTGTGTCTTAAGTCGTCTATACGAGCTTTAGCCCTCTCAACGTCTTCGAAGACTGCGGATACGTTGCTTTTCCTGTTCTCCCTCATAAATGCGCTTTTTGAGTTCATCAATAGCGGTTAGGGATACTACGCTCGATGTCTTCGCGTTCTTCTTCATCTAAATACTCCACAAGTTCCGAAAGTAAGAATTCAGCGTCCCCCAAGAAGTTGAGGCTTTTCACCTTTTCCTCGTCCGTGAGGGTAAGCCCTGTATTCGTCTTTTCCGATTTGATTTCCTTGATCGCCTCTTGAACATCGTCATAGGCAGCCGCCACGTCATCGGCGTTCGGGTTATCTCCGCAGCGAATATCCTTGATCACGCATTCGCCGTACTCGGTTTTTTCGACCAAGAAGACGAGGCGTTTTTGATTGTCGGCGACCAAGGACTTAAACGCCCAAAAGTTATTAATCCGATCATCGTATTTATCCATCACAAGCCTCCCTGGTCTAAACAAAGAGTTCATCTAACGGGATAGCGTCCGCGCGCTTGGTGCCTCGGTAATCGCCCCACGTGAACGATAGAGGATAGAAAAGGGTTTGTGCGCGACTTTCCAAAGCACCGCCGAAGTACTCAGAAAGCCCCTTAATCCCTAAGTTTGTGATTAAAATAGTGGGGTAACCTTTTCTAGCCCGTTCGTCTAAAAGCTCGAGCAATTGGTTACGCTCAAAGTCGCTACCTGTCGTTCTGCCGATTTCATCAACCAAGAGTAATGGGCAGTTCGATAGGTGCGCATTCAACGCGTTAGGGTCAAGGTTCGCTGCTGGACGGTAGAGGTTGAACAACGTCAACGCAGTAACGCAAAACGGCTCGAAGCCCTGCGTCTTCACCTCATTCACGATCGCGCTAGCAAGGTGCGATTTCCCTGTGCCGTACTTACCGCACATGAGAAGCCCAAGCTTTCGCTCTTCGGGCTTTTTTTCGATCATGCGCCGCTTAAAGGTGGTGGCGAATCGTTGGGCGACAAAAAGGGCTTTTGCCTGTTCCTTGGTGCCGCCGACCGTGTAGTTGGCGAAGGTCTTACCCTCTTCGTATGGGCTAGGCAACGGACGGTTTAAGAAATCGATTAAACGCTTAGAGTTGGCATGAAAACGAACCATTGCGGCCAGTTCGACTTCCTTTTTTGCCTTTTCCTTTTCTTCGCGGATCTTTGCGCATTCAGGGCATTCAGCCGTAGAAACGTCCGAACCGTTCTTAACCCAAACCTTTTGTTCGCCGTGCTGAGGGCAAACGAGGGTTTCGATATGTTGGGTTGCCAGTCGTTCTTTACGCTCCGCGATCTGACCTTTGATAATGTTGACCTGAATTGCACGTAGAGTAGGCAAGGTCGTAAAAAATCCGTCAACTTCAATGCCTAAAGCGTGCGCCTCTTCAACTAACTCTTCCAAATTCTGAGAAGTCATAGCTATCGTTCTCGCAGTCTGGTCCGTATTGGTTGCTGTGGTGATTGCTGCTGTTGTCATACTTTCCCTCCAGGGTTTTCAAAAAGTTCGCGGCTTTGATAAGCCAGTCAAAATCAGCTCTCCAGTCCGTCTTTCTTCCCGTCAAGAAGTCCGAACGCTTCACACGCTCAAAGAACGCTTTGAAGTGGGCAATGCCCGCGTCCTGAGTGGTGATGCCTAAGCGTGTGGTCTCTTCGATCCATCGCGCTCTAAGGGCTTTCTTGCGTCCATCGCTCATGCGGGTGATGGCGGGTAGTTCGGGTAAGCTCTCGTTAAAGAGTCCCTTAATCCGTTCGTAAGGACAGGGCAACCTGTCGGTCGAGTCAGAATTAAACTCGGAGGAGGGCTTATTTTCTTTAGATATTTCTTTATCTATATCTTTAATCTTTAATCTTTTATCTTTTAGGGTTTTTTTGGCTTTGGTTTGGGTTTCTGGAAAAAACCCACTGGTTTTTTCTGGGTTTCCATAATTAACCGAATCGGTTTTCTTTGGGCGACCGCCTTTTGAGCCGTTAGCCTTATTTTTCAAGGCTTTCGCGTGGTATTTCTCGATTTGGTCGTCCAGAATAGGTAAACGCCACGTTTCACCGTCCTTAATGAAGACCGCGTTAAGCACCGAAAAAACGCGTTTTTGGGTTTCTTCTGGGAAAGCGAAAATAACCCACTGGGTTTCGATGGGTTTTTCGCTGTGCATATAACGGCTAACCAATCTGTAGAAAATCCCTTCTGAGACTAGGTCTGCGCCGTGCATTAACGAATTAAAATCGCCAATGCTAACCATGTAATAATTCATTTAAGCCCCTCTGCAAAAAGAAGGATTCGGCTTAATTCGGACGATCTTTAAGGCTCGATCTGACAAGAAATAAGCCCCGTTTTCTTCAACGAAGAATTGATCTAAGAGGTAATTAAGCGATTCGCCTTCTTCCTTAGTTAAGCGTTCGCGGATCATTTGAACCTTGGCCGCACTAAGCGCAACCTCGAAGTAAACGACTTGATCTATAAGGTCTTTAAGCATTCCGCGTTCTGCAAGGGTAAGCAGCTGTGTTTTAATTACCCAATCGTTTATTGAAAATTTGTAGGTTTCCATAACCCGCTCCTTTTAAAGTTAAAATCCACCAAAACCCACTGGGTTTTTCTTGGTTTTTAAATTTTCAGGCGATGTTGTTCGCCGTTGCGTTGCCGTCTTGTTGCCGTCTTGCGTCCGTTGATTCCTAGCTACGTTATCTACTAGCCTAGATACGTGAGTTAGTTCTTCTACGTATCGATCCAGTGCCACTAGAACAACGGCTTGTCTATCAACCCCTCGGGCGATAGATTCAGCGTCAAGAATGGCGACTAGTTCTTTAGGGGCTTTAATTCGTATTTCTACGTCCCCTTTTCGCAATCCTGGGCGGAGGTACATTTCAAGTCTCTTTAAGTGGTGGGAATTCTTTCCACACCTTCAACTTAGGAAAGCGAAACCGAAGATCGTTCTCGCGTGTTTTTCCTATTCCGTTCTTTAACCACCCTGAAATAGATGGCTGTTTCACGCCGACCACTCTTGCCGTTTCTGCCTGAGTTCCGACTTCGTCGACTAGGGCGCGTGCGATCTGTATTGATCGGGCTGTCATAGAGATACCTTTAGAAAGTAGTTAAGGGTATAGGATAAACTATAGCATAGTTCGCGCAAATTATCACCACGTCTAAGTGATTTTTTTATAGGATTTCCTATTATGAAAACACTATCTGAACGAATTTCTTGGCTTATGGCAACGTACCAATTAAGCCAGTCCGAGTTGGCGAGAGTTGCTAAAGTCAAGCAGCCTTCAGTGAATGCGTGGATTTCTGGAAAGACCAAAACACTAAACACCGAAGCGGCTTTTGCGATTTGCGCCAAGTACCCTGTTATGCTCACGTGGTTACTAAACGGCGAGGGCGAACCTATTGTCTCTGGCAAAAAGGTTATTGAAGCCGATGTGGATCGAGGGGAAATAGACGATTCCGACCTATCCGAGGAGTTTGTGATTATTAAAGCCTCTAACGTTCGTTGTAGTGCAGGTAACGGTTATGCGCCGAACTACTATGATTCAGAAACAAAACAAGGACGTGTATATAAGCGGTCTTGGTTACAAAAGAACCACTTGAATCCTAAAAACTTGATGATCTTCCCTGTTCATGGTGATTCAATGGAGCCGCTTCTTTTTGATGATGATTCTATTACGGTAGATACTTCTCAAAAGGACGTGATTAATGGCCGCGTTTATGCGTTCGTGTTTAACGGTGAGTATCGAGTAAAGCGATTGCGAAAACTCATCGATGGGGGCTTATTAGTGATCTCAGATAACCCATCATGGGGCGATGAGAAGATTGAAGCACAGTACACTGAAAACGTTTTTATCATCGGTCGCGTTGTCGATAAGTCTGGATCTGGAGGACTGTAATAGGAAAACCCCTAGAAGGTTTTGAAACCCTAAAAATAGGCACAACTCAGTTTTCAGGCTCTGTCTTTTAGTAAGACCAATAAAACAAAGGCTCATCTATACGATGGGTCTTTTTTTACACTTTTTTATAGTCTAGCCTATACTTTTCCCCACTTATGTGCTATAGTTTGTCTTATAGAAATTCAACTTGATTAGGAAACACCCCATCATGAGCTACTAACCCTTCTCCGCGTCGCTCTCAGTTCGCTGAGGGCGAAGACCTGAATAGATACGAGCATACCAGCTTAACGATTTCGGGTAGACCACTAAGACCTACACACGGCAGTGTAGCGAGTGCGAGTGAGGCTCTACGACCTGAGGGAGCTAATCCTAGGAAGTCTTTATAAGACCGTGCTAAGGGTTGAATGGGTGCGATAACGGCACAAAAAACCATTCAATAGTCTGATGTCTAGGGTGAAAGGGTCAATTTAAGCCCTTGGGTAACGCTGAGGGCTTATGTGGATTCTTTCATTAACCAAAAGGAGTTTTGCAATGGAAGTATTAAACAGGGTAGAAATGGCTCTTAATGATATTCGCAGTTTAGCGAATGTTATAGAGCAAACTGGCGACGACCTAGAGTCAATGATAGACGCCCTTGACAGCATTAAGCGATCTATGGACGGCGATGTTGAAGATGAAAAATTATCCTCCGCATTAGATAGTCTCCGCACGAAGGTTAGCAGCGCAGTTTTAGAACTTAACGACCTAGAGTTAAACCTTACTTCGCATATCACCAAGGTTGAAAACGCTATGGGTGGCGAATACGAGGCTAACGGCGAAATCGTTATCAAGGTTTTACTGCCTGGGTACAAAAATGAATAAGCCGTTTCCCAACTTAGACTTCGTGAGGCTTGTCATGAAGGATTTAAGAAAAACGAAGTATCGCTTTCTAATCATTACCGCGTTCCTTAAGGTAGCTAGAGATCAGCTAGAGGCGCACGGCGATGAATATAAAGATAATGAGGCGTTTATGTACCTGATCAATAACCTTCGAGATTCTGACTGGAACACGGCAGAGATTCTTGAAAAAATGGGAACCCTTGACGAAAAATTGCTCTTCGTTATGGAAAACGTAGATTTCGTTGTTAACTCATCAAATTAGGTTAGAGCCCTGCCTAGTGCGGGGCTTTTCTTTTAGGAGGATCAAAAATGATTGATTTCCTCTACACCCTATTTGCTGGAAGACATCTTCCAGACGAAACAAAGCGCGAGCAACTGACCTTCCTTGTCGGTATCGCGCTTTTCTTTTTGCTAGTCCTAACGCTCTGCTACCTCAAAGCTAATTACGGCGTTGAGTTAGCTCATTGGATCGAGGCGAACTATCCCTCCCCCCTTCATTAAAAAGGTCGCAAAAATGAAATTTTTCTCATCTACTCGAATTAACGCGAACGATGACCGCGTTAAGTGGTTATCGATCCGTAAGCACGGTTTAGGCGGTTCTGACATTGCCGCCGTCCTCGGACTTAGCAAGTTTAAGTCGCCCGTTGATGTATGGGCGGATAAGACTACCGATGACGTGCCGACCGATGATGTTCCAAGTGAGGCTGCTTACTGGGGGATCGTCCAAGAGGATATCGTGGCTAAAGAGTTCCAACGCCGTACGGGCTTAAAAGTCCAACGCGTGAATTACCTTCTGCGCAGTGGCGATGACGGTTGGCAAATCGCCAATATCGACCGTGCGATCATTAACCCTGCGATCTCTGGCACGGTTCGAGTTGTGGGCGAAGGTCAAGCTAAAGCCCTCGGACGTTGCCTAACGACTAACTGGGGTCTCGAATGCAAGACCGCCAACGCGTATTACGCGGATCAATGGGGGGCTTCTCAGTTGGACGAAATCAAGGCAGGTAAGATCACGAGCGAACACAAGATCCCGATCTATTACGAAACCCAAGTGCAGTGGTACATGGCTGTAACGGGGCTTGAGGCTTTCGCGGTCGCGGTATTGATCGGCGGTAACGACTTCCGTGTTTACTGGGTCGAGCGCGATGACGAACTTATTGAAGGGCTTACCGCAAGGTGCCACGCCTTCTGGGTCGACCACGTGTTGGCTAAGGTGCCGCCCGAAGTAACGGTCGCCGAAGACGTTAAGAAGCTATTCCCGAACGATAACGGCGATATGCGAGAGGCTACGAACGATGAGTCCGCGTACATCAATCAGATTGCGGTACTCAATCAGCAGATCAAAGAGTTAGAGGGCAAGAAGGGCGAATATCAAGATTTGCTCATTACATCGATCAAGGACGCCCAAGGCTTAACGGTTAACGGCGAAAAGGTTTGTACGTACAAGACGCAAGAAAGCACACGCTTCTCTTCAACGGACTTTAAGAAAGCCTACCCAGATATGTACAAGCAGTTCTCCAAAACCTCAACAACGCGCGTTTTGCGCATTTCCTAATTACCTCAAATAAAGGAGTTTCTACTATGGCTAATACCAGTCAAGACTTAAAGAACGCCCTCTCAGTTGGTGGCGGTTCTCGAGTTGGCGCAGTTGCCCACGTTAGCGAAAAGAAGACGCTCGAAGATCTTCTTAAGGGGTCGCAATTTCAAGCTCAAATGGCGATGGCTATGCCGAAGACGCTCACGCCCGACCGCTTAACCCGAGTTGTTCTTAGTGAGTGCATTAAGAACCCCGAGCTTTATAAGTGTTCGAAGCCGAGTTTCTTCGGTGCAGTACTTAACGCCGCCTCGTTGGGATTAGAGCCTGGGGGGTCGTTGGGGCATTGCCACCTTGTCCCGTACAAAAGCAAGGGTCAAACACTTTGCCAGTTAATCATCGGTTACCGTGGCATGATCGCCTTGGCTAGACGTTCGGGTGAGATCATCAGCCTTCAAGCTTACGCCGTCCATCAGAAAGATCACTTCGACTGGGGCTTGGGCTTAAACCCGTACATCGAGCATAAGCCGACCAAAGAAACCGATACGGGGCCGCTCGTTTACGTTTACGCCGTGGCTAAGTTAAAGGGTGGCGGTGTGCAGTTCGAAGTGTTATCCGCAACCGAAATTAACCGAATTCGCCTTCAGTCGAAAGGTGGGGATTCTAAATTCAGTCCTTGGGTTACGCACTTCGAAGAAATGGCGAAGAAAAGCGCAGTACGCCGATTATTTAAGTACCTGCCTGTGAGCATTGAAGTAGCTCGTGCCATCGAGTCCGAAGAGAAGACCGAGCGCGACGAGCCTACAACCCCTCACGATGTGGCTACGGCGGTTTTCGCCGACACGGGGCGCGATATTGAGGATATTAACCCCGTACCTGCTGGGCAGATCACGCACGAAGATCAAGCAACGCCTAACGCGGAAACGGTAGACGATACCGCCGAGCCTGAACCACCTCACACGTGGTCGGCTGACGATCCGTATATGCCAGATCCTGAGATTGCTTAACTATCACGGCGGCCTTGGTGCCGCCTTTCTTTTTTAGGGTACAAAATGGAAATGATAGATGAACGGGTCTATACGATCTTCGAGCAAGTTATGCCTTCGGAGTATTTCGATGGTCAGTATTAAAAATCCCTACAAGCAGATCAATAGCACGCACGACTGGGACGGGGTATCTCACACATACCCCGATCCCGACGAAGGGCGATTGCCTCCCGAGCTTAAGAAGGTCAAGCCCTCTTTCTGGCGCCGTCTTCTGGCTCGAATCAAAACCTTATTTTTTATTGGAGACTCACAATGAACAGTGATTCTATGACTTTCGGTGCTGCGCTCTTGGCAGCACGAGAAAAAAGCAAACTGACCAAGACCACTATTGCTAAGTTAGCCAAATTTAGTGGTGCTACTTTATCTCGACTTGAATCTGGAAAAACGACTATCCCTTTAGAAACTCTGGAGAGTATCACTTACGTCTATAACTCCCTAGGGATCGATACCAGCAACTTTGAACGATTAGCCCATGAGCATAACGTCCGACTGACCAGAGAGCGAAAAATGCGCGCTGAGGATAAGTCGACTGTGACCACGGATAAGCTCCCAGAGACTCTCTTTGAGAACCCTACTGTGGCTGAAGAAACTGAGTATCCACCATTATATAACGTTAACCTTGAGGCTATTAAGCTAGAGATTATTAAGCGCATTATTGATATGCCTCTAGGGGAAGTGGAGCTACGAGACATTAACAAAGTCTTGAATATCGTTGAGTCTTAATTTGCATAAATAAGTGGTTGGGAAGCCCGTCCTGAGAAAGCTATTTACCAACCACTAATCTAACAACTTCCAACCACTTATTTTACATACCCAAAAGATTAATACCTCACCTACCTGCCATGGTAGTAATTTTGCCCCTTCGGTCACGTCGACTGAGGGGGCTTCTTTTTTTATAGGAATTTCAAAAATGGCTTCTATGCTGAAAGCTACATTGATCGGTTTCCTCGCAGGAAACCCAGAGAAAATCGAATACAACGATGGGACTTCTGCTTGTTCATTTACCGTTGCTGTCAATAAAAAAGAACGCAACAAGGACGGCGAATGGATCGATAACGTGGTCTGGGTGAATGTCAAGGCATGGGGGAAAAACGCTGAAAACTTAATGAATCTCGCGACCAAAGGTACGCAAATTTACATTGAAGGCACGCCATACGCTTCAGCTTACATGAGTAAAAAATCAGCTGGTGTTGCGGTAGCACAGTTTAACGTCAACCTCAGCAACTTTACTTTGCTTGGTAGTCGTCCTAAAGATGACTCAAGCAACGTCACTTCACAGAAACGTACCACCGATGCTTCTAAAGGTGTGGCGACGATGGACGAAGATGTTCCGTTCTAACAACATAAAGTCCAGAGAGGGTTATGAATGCCTGTATCTAAAAAACGCCGAAACAAGCCCTATAAGCCGAAAGGGGTCGCCGACCTAACTTTCCAGGCTCGGGCAACGGCGCAACTTAAGCAAAGTATGTTGTTGCTCGAAACAGTTTCTTTAATGAAGCTCAAGTTTGGCAAGTTGGATAAAGAAGAGATCATCGCAATTCACAACCTCTTCAACGCGTGCCAGTTCATGTTCGCTAGACGTAGGGCTTTAGATGAGTACAAGGGCTGGCCGCTTAACGATTACTACGAGCAAGTTCAAAAGGCTAATCAAGCGGTTCAAAACGCTTATGTAGCGAAGGAATCGGGCGCAACGACCGCCTATGTCTTTAGAGGGGGTGATATCGATCTCGTTCTCGATAGCGTTCAGGCTTGTTGCGACTTCTTAAAGATTGAGGTCGAAAAAGCCCCGATGTTGCTGACCTACGATTACTTCGGGGGCATGCTTATCCGCTTGGGGTACGACAAGACGATAACGAAGTGCAACCAATACGAACGTTATTTAAGTCAAGACGTCATCGACAAGGTGTTTGAGAAAGCTAAACAGGTTTGCCGTATGCCGACTAAGCAACGACAAGCGTTTATGCGCAAATGGGGAATAGTTGAGATTAACTAATGAGGGAAAGGTAGAAAGACGATGTATCAAAGCCTACAAAACTATGGGAAATCGACCAAGAAGAAGGTCGAAATCAACATTGAAAAAATGTTTAGCACGCGCTTAGATCGCCTTAACGAGGATTTAGGCACGGCAATTTACCACGCGAATAAGGCACGTAAATCGATCGATAAGATTAACGCCTTGCGAAAAAACGGACGTAACGCCGAAGCCTCACTCATTGAAAGCGAAGTTAAAAAGAGTTTGGCTGCGCTTCTCCGTGCAGTCGACAAATTGCCTAACGATGTGGTCGAGGCGACCAAGCGTTTCGAGAGTAATGGATTCAATTAATGGAGGGTTCTATGGCTAAAGTCGATATGCGAGGCGTTCGCCAACGGCTTATTGGCGAGGGTATCCATAAAGAGGATGTGGGCGAGTGGCTAGAACGTGAGGAAATCATCAAGTATCTCAACACATCTAATTCGGCATTCTATCGGCGAATACAAAAGGGCATCTTGCCACGTGCCACATGGTATAAAAGCCGTAAGTGTTGGAACACCGTACAGTGTGATCGCGCATTTGCTGAGTACTCGGCTAATCAAGCGAAACAACGAGCGATTAAAGATCGCCGAATTCTTACTTAATACACGACCACAAAATTGGGGGCTTGATGCCCCCTTTTTTTATGCCTAAAATTTTTAGCTTGGCTTGATCTCACCAAACAACGCATCAGCCCATTCTTGCATCAGTACGCGTCTTTGCTCGAGCAGATCTGAACGTTGATAGGCTTGCTCGACCTCGTTACCTGTGGCGTGCATTAAGGCTTTTTCGGCAAGTATGCGGTCTTTACCGTTCTCAGCGCACCAATCCCTGAAGGTCGATCTAAAACCGTGCATGGTGCCGCGCCCGTTCATCGCCTTTCGAATAACAACGCGAGGGGTATCACGACAAATGCGCCGTCCGTTAATCGCGAAAATAGGCATATCTTCACGAGGCTCGCCGTTTAGTAACATGGTCAATAAGACAATCGCTTGTCGCGACAATGGCACACGGTGAGGATACTTCTTGCCGTCCTTACGGCGTTCTGGCGGACAAGTCCAAACCGCATTATCAAAGTCGATCTCGCCCCACTTAGCGAACAAGAACTCCCCGACACGCGCTGCCGTAAGTATCCCGAACATCACGCATATAGCCGATACCGATAGCTTATCTTTCTTCGTCCACTTATCAATAAGGGTTCTTGCTTCGTCAAAAGTTAAGGCCACATGGTGCTTGACGTTCTTAATCTTGCTCGGTGGCGGTAAGAAGAAATCAAGGTTACCGCGCCACGTGCAAGGGTTCGAAGCCGTTCTATGGTTCTTTACTATGGCGTAATTAAAGACGGATTCTAACCGCCCTCTTACACGGCTAGCCGTTTCGTTCTTAGTAAACCAAATAGGCTTTAGAACATCTATGATGTGGTCGCGTGTAACGTCCTCGACCTTCATCGATCCGATCACTGGAACGGCATAAGTATTTAGGGTATTGATCCACTGTTCTTTGTGCTTGGCGTTGCGCCCTTGTTTGGTCTCCAGGATGACGGGTACGGCTTCTTTAATCAGATCGGAGACCGTAAATTTTTGTGCTTCTAACGCGGCCTGTTTTGCTCGTTCGGCTTCTTCGAGTTCTTTAATCCTATCCTTTGGGTCTATCCCCTGCTTAAGGACGGCTCGATAACTAGAGGCTATTTCTTTCGCTAACGCCATAGAGATATCGGGGTAGCAACCGATCCATATCTCCTTAGCCTTTTTATTAAACGTGTAATAGAAGATCCAAGCAGGGTTAAAGTTACCTGCTCGAACTTTTAGACGAAGATTAGGGGCGATCGAGTGTTTGCCAACGGGCAACGTAGGAATAGATTTTTGCGAGGTGATTTTCATTTTGCGCGAACACCCTATACCTGAGACCCCAACTGAGACCCCAACTGAGACGGGGAAAAGCGGGGGAAATCGGGGAAAAGTGGGAAAGTGGTACAGAAAATGATACCTCACAATGGGCTTAAAGGAGTCGAAAATATGCGGTTTTCGGGGATAAGTGAGAAAAAGTGATAAGAATACGAGGGAATAAACTGGCGGAAGGAGAGGGAGACAGTGTTTACTGTGGCACAGTCAAAGAGAAGAGATTGGATTTCTGAGACCCCAACAGAGACCCCAACGAAGAAAAAGCTAAACCCTCTTCTCAATTTCGATAAAGAGGGCTTATAAAAAAGCGAAGCTTATTAGACAACGAGCCCAATATTTTTCTATTTTAATTTCTCTTCACTATTTCCTCAAGGGCTTTTGTGACCGCCACCTTCTCCTCTTCAGTGACCACAAGCTTATCTAGTTTATCTAGTATCATCTCCACTGCTCTGACCTTCAATGTCGCTGTGTAGGCACAGTAGGCAAGGTAGCCCAGCCCTAGCGCAATTGGGGCTAGCCCCAAAAGTAACAAAGTTATTGCCATTTCTCTATCCTTATCAATGAGTCGTGTTCTGCTCCATGCTTGAGTAGAAGTCTTTCACCCTCTGTAACCAGTCCTGCACCTTCAGTGAGTAGTTGTGAGCATCGGGCAAGTGCTTCTCGGTCAGCGCTTGCGGGACTGGCTTTGATTCGGGCTTGTAGTTTGGCGTTTGCGTTGCGCAACCGTTCAACGTCAGCGCCACGAGCGCGAGCAAGATCATTTGACTGGTTAAGCTCGTTACGCAATAGGTTAGTCGCTTCAATAAGCCTTTCATTATGTTCTTTCCTTTCGGCTTCTTGTGCCTGTAAAACGGCGATTTCTTTAGCCTTAATCTCTCGATCGTAACGCTCCGAGGTTATGGCGTCTCCTGCCGTATACCCTGCGATGAAAATAACGATTACGACCACCGCGCCGATAATGTATGTCCTAGGATTAAACGTTGTGATCACGGTTTTGTTCCTGTATAATTAACTACGGATCATCAAAGGTTCTCTTTATAAAAGACGCCCGATAGTGTGCATTTACTCCTTTTGACACTTTCGGGCGTTTTGCTTTTCTAGCCTTCTTCGGTATCGAAATATTCCCTCTCTTTTTTCCTACGGTTCATCAGCCCCTTAGACGGTTGCCCTTTAACGTAAATCCACTTGGCGAACTCTTCGCTAGCGTGTGAATAACTTCCGCTATTGAGTAGACGTAATAGGGTTGATTTCTTGAGGTTACCAACCCCCACGTTATAAGCAAAAGACAAAAGCGCGATAAACTGCCCTTCGGTAACACCCACATTAATAAGTGGCGCAACATCGTGCTTTAAGCGGACTAGGTCGCCCCATAGAAGCTTCTCGGCTTCGTCCTCGCTGATCGTCATGCCTTCTTTAACGCCTTTTGTGTGTCCGTAGCCTATCGTTAGAACACCTGCTTGACATTTATAAGCCTTAGATCTAAAGCCCTCGAAGTCAGCGATTAACTGCTTGGCTAGCTCCAACGAATCACTACCCCATTGCGTAAATGGTTTGCCTTTTTCGATCACTGCTGCTTGCCCTCGTCATCTAGTTCGCTGAGGGTCTTCTTATCAATGCCAAGGCGTTTTAAGAATAAGTACTTGATGACTTGCATGGCAAGCGTGCCGAACCAACCTGCGGCACCACATAACGCGCCCGATAAATTCACTGGTGCGCCAAAAAACTGTGTTATCTGATAGGTAATCACACCTGCCATCGCGCTAATCGCTAGCTGTAAGAGAAATTCCGCAACTCTGAACATTTTCCCCTTCCTCACTCCGTCTAGATAGGATAGCCCCCCACCAATTGCGGCAAATAAACCGCAAATGAAGATATTGAGGATCTCATCGATCTGCTCTGGTTTCAACATCTTTTCTAACCTTAATCCAATAAAAAAGCCCCTCATTGGTAGAGGGGCTAGCGTCATTAATTACTTGCCTTCGCCGTTATCGTTGTTTTGCTGTTCTTCGCGTTCTTTCCGAGCCTTTTCTTCAGCTTCACGTGCGGCCTTAAGCTTTAACTGCAACTTACGGCGAAAACACTTCTTATTTGTGCAAATGCCTTCTTCATCCTGAGCCGAACGGCAAGTTGGGCAATGGTTCGATTCAAACATGCTTATTCTCCTTCGCCCGAAATAAGGGCTAAATATACAGATCGAGCCTTCTCAGCTTCTTCCTTATCGCCCATGATCGAGTAGGTAAGGTAGTCTTCTTTGGCGGCCGCCACCTTCGCATCGTGTGCGCTAAGTTCTTCTTCAATCAACTTAGATTCAAGTTCTTCCGCAGAAATTTCTTCAACCGACCAGGATGGGTCTTCGCCCTCACCACGCACTAAACGATGGGTTTCCGAACCGTTCGTTAATGACACCATCAACGCTTTAAGCTCGGTATCGTGAGGGGTATCGCTAAAGTGAGAAACCACCACGCCCACACATTCCGCAGCACTGCTCGGCTTCTTGATCTGAACCCACTTCTTGCCGTTCCACTTAGCCCAATTGAGCGCGTCAAAGTTAGGCTTAATATCCGTGGCGTTTTGGGGCATTAACCAATCGCCATTTTCCTTTTCGTTCTCTTGTGCAAGGCTTTCTTCTTTGTAGAAGCCTTCACTGTCAAACACATATACGGGTTTAGTATTCATGTTTCCAAACTCCAAATTGACTAATAAAAAATTGGCGGACTTGGTGCCGCGGTTAAAACGATATACCGCTAGTGTCGGGTACGGTCTATCTCTTCGAGGTCACCAAGCAGACACCGTTCCGCGTTCAAGCCCTTTTCTTTTGGTCGTGCTTAACGCTACTTAGACCGATAGGGGCGGTAAAAATAAAATGGGGCTGGATAGAAGGCGATACCCTCGTTATTCCGCCCCAAGAAATGAAAAAGCGTAGATCCCACCGAGTGCCGTTGAATGCACTGGCGTTATCTACGCTTTCCCTTGACTTAGCCCTTTCCCCAAGCCTTCGTGCCTTCTACATCATTAAGACTTGATGATGAAGAAAGCCCTCATCGATGCGCTTTGAACCGTTGATGATTTGCCGTATACGCCGTTAGCCCTGCTAGCAGAAAACGCCAATTCCCCATACGTATTGCTTGTTTTCGAAGGCGAATAAACCGAGTAGCTGAGAGAATCCGTGACCGATCTAGTAGATAACGCGCCAGATGCGGCGAAGGCAACCCCTGCGCCAGAAATGTTCGTATCTAGCTTTGTAGCCCCCGTTATATTCGGTAACCCTGCTTCCATGTAAACGCCAACTTGACTCGCGTCAGTCGTACCTTCAAGCACTCGACCCATCAAGTTCGGCAACGTTACCGTAGTCGATCCGTTGCCACGGAACGCAGGTACGCTTGCCAAAACCGCGGCCAATTCGGGATATTGCGAACGCCGAATAGTCGCGCCATTACACAACAAATAACCCGAGGGAACGGTTCGACCTGCCCACGCAACGAGAGTGCCTGGCAGCACACGTCCGCCAAACGGCGCGTATCCCGTCAGCGTATTAGTAAGAATCGCGTTAATTAAAAGCTTCGCAATTGCAGGGCTTAACAAGCGATCACTTACCGTTGTTTCTACGGTCGCGTCACTAGCCGTTGCGTAAACCGTGTTGTTTAACTTCGGCAACGTTACCGCGCCGTCCGCGATCTTTGCCGTGGTTACCGACTTATCCCCTAACTTAGCCGTCTTAATCGAAAGATCGGCGATAGCGTTAGGCACGTAATTCGAAATAGCCTGTTTAAAGTTCGCGTAAAGCTCCGTTGCGTTAATCGTTGCGTTAGCGTTGGTGTTATCCGCAACGAACTGACCGATGGTGTACCCTGCGGCGCCACCCTGAGCCAAAATAAAATTAAACTGCTTAGAAGAGGCAATGCCCGAACCAAAGCCCGTTTTTCGAGCGTCTAAGTTATTCCATTCCTCATACGCGATCACGTTCGCCGTATCGCCGTTGGCAAATGGTAAAAGTTGATTTGTTGCCATTATTAGCCCTCAAATAAAAAAGGCTAGCCGTTATAGCTAGCCTGTAAATCCTTATGTATTCGTTTAAAGTCCGCCTTCAACCGAAAAGAAGGGAAACCACGAACCGCCGTCCAAACCTTGAACGCTTGCTGTTTGATAATCGAGACCAAACCAAGGGTTGTTATCCGTGATGTTCACGCCAACCCCTGCAGAAACGATATCGATAATTCGGCGCGTGATTAATTCCCAAACGATGATCGGGGTTGTTCGCTTCGTGAGGTTAATTGCGATCTCCATCGTTTGGTAGTCCTGCAGATCGATCACCTTGGCGTCTACCCCGAAGTGGGAAAGAATCTTAGTAATCAGTTCTGGCAACGTGCCGTTGATACCGTCCCAATGGTTAATCAATACCTTCGACTTAAGGACGGCGCGATAAATCTCATCGTCTAATCGGGTAATCCCATCATCTGGATCGTACGGCTGTTTCCATACGCCTAAATCTAGCCCGATACCGTCCTCATCATCTAAGGCGAAATAAACCCCTGTGAGGCGTAAAGGCAACTCGCGCGATACCCCAATACGAACCCCTAACGCGTCTAGTTGATCGCCTATTGCGTAATCGAGGCCAAAATCGCGTTGCATGTCGGCGAGGCGTTGTCGCTCGATCTCGTTATGCTGAGTGAGCAAATAAACCAACTCTTTAAACTTCGGCTTATTTCGGTGCGCCCCTGCGATTAGTTTCGTGTATTGGTTTTCATGGGTCACGCTTGCACCTCTACTTGAATGTCGTCAACGGAACACTTCGCCGCTTCGTTCCACAAAACTGGAATACTCTTAGTTGCGAGGACTTCACCCTTTCGGGCTAAAGCGATATCGAGCAAGTCGAAACGAGTGTCCACATCTTCGGGGTTTACCGCCACCGAAAGCGTGCGAGCCACATTAACCGCTACGCCAATCGGCAAGCTATTTATGTAGGTCGCAATGCGGTTTTTAATCTCGTTATCGACCGAACTAAGGTAATCCTGCGAGGGCTTAATCTTGACCTTAACGGCAATGTCGACCACCTTCGGACGGCTAAACTTAACCGTGTTTGGGTAACCGTAAGAATCTTGATAGACCTTAGTAATATCGCCGTGCGTGCCTGTACCCTCACCCTTCTTGACGTAAATCGTTTTGGCGATCTCCTCGGCGTCTCCGCCGTCCACAATAAGCGCAACAGTATGTCCTGGCACTCCGTGGTTATCGATCGCGCCAGTGTCGTTCTTAACCCCTGCTACTCGCGTTACCCCTTTAAGGTTGAGTAGCGAAGCCTTAATGCCGTCCCAAATCGATACGCTAGGCAATGCCGTGCTTCGGGCTTGTCGCGCTCGTAATGCGCTATCGGTTTCTTCGTTCGCGCCCTCGATCGCGTCCTCTTTATTAAATACGCGCTGCCACCCTAGGGTCGGCGTCCCGATCTTATTGATCGATCCGCTTACGGCTTTCGTTGCTCCTGCATCTTCGGCGATTGCGGTGACCGTGATCTCGCCCGATGTCGGAATAACCACACGTTCAGGCAAAACCCAACGCTTATTAAATGAATCGATCGCAACGCCGTTGATGATCTCCGCCCCTGCTTGCCCGATTAAGGTCAAGTCCGCTTGCGACTTCGTGGCATGGTGCCGCACTACGCCGTTTTGAGCGCACACACTATCAAGCCCTAAGCCCTTAGCAGTACGAGGCGAGAAGCTCGCATACGTGGCTGCACACTGCGCGTTGGCGTTGTGGCGCGATAAGGCAATGGTCGCTAATAGTTGCCCGTCCGCGGTATCTGGATCGAGGTTAATATCTTCGCCAAAGATACTGCGTAGCTCGTTCTTAAAGTAGTCATAGACCTCTTCGTAGCTCGGAACTTTAACGCCGTCAGCTGTAAGCTTAAAAACTGGATCTTCAATCATTACAAAACCTCTTTAATTTCAGCTAGACCGTAAGGCGTTAAGATTTCAGCCGTTACCGTTAAACGGCGTTCGTCAGGGTTCAAGATCGTTTCAAATCGCGTGATCGATAGAACACCCTTCGTTTCTAAAATACGGCTTCTAAGAACAACGTCCACCGCGTCATGCTTGCCTAAAATCTCTTGTAGCCACGGCGTGCCTTCGTTTAGGTCTAAGAACCATTCCCCACGCCATAACTGAAGGCGAGTAGATACGTTCTGCGCAACCCCTTCGGCGGTGTCTTGGTAGAAGTCCATAGCCCCATGACCGAACGAGTAGTCGCCGTTTTCGTCCATTTTCCGAACCTTCATTTTTCCCCCAATAAGAGTTATTTCGGTGCGCTCGTGGTGCCGCCACTATCGCCAGTGTGAACATGGCTTTGTAGGCTAATGTCTCCTGCCTTAACGTCCTTACTCGCGTTAATGCCACCAGTGAAGGTTGCCGTAGCCCCACCACTGCCGCCTCCTGTAATCTGACCATTAAGCGCGATGTTCGGAGCGGTAATCGTTGCCAAACTGCTAGCGTTAACCGTGAACGTGTCGCAATTAATAACCGTGGTCTTGGCGTTAACCGTGAACGTATCCACGTTAGCCGTGAACTTGGTCGGCGTGGTCAAGGTGAATTCATGGTTCGAGGGGTTAAGCTCGAAGAAGGCGACCCCGTCATTCGATCGCAATTGAACCGCATTCGTGCTTACGTTCGGGATAACGTTCGGTTGCGAGTAGACGCCCACAATCGCGAAACCGTCCGATAAGTCGTGCATGCGGATTTCGACTGGCGGTTGAACCCCTCCGTTTTGCCACCATAAGTCAATAGCACGGCTAGAGAAGACCACCAAGCACTCATCGCCTTTCTTAATGGGAAAGGTTAACGAGCAACCACCACCACGAGGAAAGACCACAGGGCAATCTAAAAGCAAGGGTAAATTCACGAGTTCGATCGTGCCGTCTTCTTTAGGTATCTTGCCTTGGATCGAGGGCTGTACCTCGCACGTCATCGCTACGCTATCGAAGCTCTGGACGATCGCAGGTAATGCCGTCCAAATCAATGTTTGTCGACTATTAAATAGCTGATCGAACTGCAGGGCTTCGTTCTGAAAGAAAACGTTAGGATTCATTCGCTCATTACCTTCTTAGCTGTTCGCCATGGTCGACATAACGGTGGGCGTCATCGGCTTAATCGAAGCGTTAACCCCTTCGCAAATCAAAACGCAATACCACTCGGTGCCGCGTGTATCCCCTCGGATTTCGCGCGAAAGCACTCGATATAAACCGTCCGCGCTTTCCATGGCGTTAGTCGAGGTGTTAATAGTCTCGACCCCTTGGTTGACGTCCGTTTTATATGCCTCTCGTTGAATCGAAGCGTTATCGATCTGGATTAAGCTATGAAAATCGAGGCGCGGATCGAGTAAGCAAGTAAGCTCAATTCCGTTAGCCGTGATCTTCGGGCGACCGATTAGCCCCGTTTGTGCATTAAGAACGATTACGTCTTTATCTTTGTCGTACGTTGGGGCTTTAGGCACGGCAATAATCCCATCGTTACCGTAGCCCCAATAAAAGCCGTTCGTATCGCATATGCCGTTCATTGCTCGTTCACTGAGCATATAAAGGACTTTTCCGCGTGGTAACCGCCCTTCCATCGTTTCGTCTGGGTGGGCGATTTCCTTCACGCCTTTATCCTTCATCGACTTCGCAATAATCCCGAAGACCTCGTTTTGTGTAGCCCCTTTAGGAATAGAGGCGTTAACGACCGCGTACTGATGGGCGTGATCGCCAGTAGCGCAAACCAACCGCATAAACGTATCGGTTTCGCTTTCGCGGCCAGTCGATTTCCACCACAAGTCCCCTCGGAAAATAACCCCGTGGTCATTCTCGTACCCTGCCTCGATGATCACCTGTAGCTTATTCTTCGGGTCGTACGTGGCGTTCGGGTCGATATGAATGCGATCAACGGTAGATTTAGCCACGTTATAAACCGTGATTTCAGCCGTGCAAGGTTTGCCTACTAACTGCTGAGAGATACGAAACTTAACGCGAAAGTCCGAAAGGTCTAAGGCTTCTTTATTGTCGTTATCGGTCGCCACGTACAAGCGAAAGTAACGAAGCCACTTCGCGTTATTAGTCATCTTCATCGCTCCAGTAGAGGTGCAACGCCTTGCCCATATCGCTATAGCTCGGCTCGGCGTTCTTGTCGCCGTCATAAACTGCATAAAAATGCCCAAAGCCTAGGTGCTGATACTGCGAAAACAAATCAACCCCACAAACAAGAGGCACGCCATAAACTGCACGCCCCTTATTTAAGCTTTCTACGTCCATAAACCAACCGCCACCCACCGCGTTAAGGTAGATAAACCGCAACTTAAAGCGGTTATCTCCTAGCGTTACCGTGAACGATTGCGCCCCACTACTCAAGGGGATCTCCATAAAAGCCATGACTTAAACCCCTTATTTAGTTAATGCGTAGCAAGGTCTTTTGTGCTTGTGTAGCGGACTTATTCCCTTGATCGACTACGCCACCAGTTCGGCTAATATCCTGTTGGATCGAGGCTAGGGCAACGGTTCGCGTGGTCGCTAATAAGATCTCTTGGAACGTTACCTCGATGATGGCCGCGTTCTCAGTGTCGACCGTGGTCGTTGTCTGGATCTTGGTAATAATGACGTTGTCATAAACGCGCTTGCCCGTAGAAAGCTTTAGCTGTTGCCGTTCTTCCTGCATTTTGAGCAAGCGTTTATAAACATCGTTAGCCGATTCAAGCCCTCGGAAAATCGAGCCGTCTAAGACCGAATTTAAGAGGCGAGAGGAATTAGACCAACCAAAAGAACAAACCACGGTCGCTGGTTGTTTATAGGCGTGATCGCTAATCTGTGCGCCTGTATCGACTGGGTGGGTCGTAACCGTTACCTCATCACTATGAAACTCGGAAATAGTTACATCGGGGATAATAGACTCCCCTGTAAGACCACCTAATAGATCGCTCGGCTCAATCGAACGCTTCACGCCTAACAAAAGGGCTTGTAAAGAAGCCATGATTTAGTCCTCTTACATCGTTACGGACGGCGCACGGTACAAAGCCTCTTTCGTGTGCTTCTGCACTTCGTCAGATACGAGCTTAGGATCTCGCGCCCCGTTAACTTGAATGTTCTGATTAATCACTACGCTATTGCTCGAAGCCACCTTCTTGTCCGAAACATCGTACCTAAAGCGTTCTTTCGTCTTAGAGGCTTGTTCCGCTTCGGCATAATACGCGCCCTTATTGACGCCCATACCGAGCATGTCGGCGGCACCACGACCATTTTCATGGTCAATGATCGCCATCGTTAAGGCGTACAACTGGCGAGGATCGCTAAGATCCAATCGAGAACGACCGCCAATATCTGCCTTAAGCGTCTTACTCATCGACTGCGCGACTGCTTGAATATAGGCTTGCGTGTTGTTTTCGTTGCTCGGCGCATAAAGACTAAGCAAGCTTTCAACGTTTTCAAGCCCTGCGTTCTCGTAGCGTTTGAGCTGTTGCATGAGCTTTAAGACGCCCTCGTTCATCGTGTCGTAGACGGCAAAACGTCCGTCAGATTTTTCGCCACGAAGCGCTACACGATTGCCAGGATTGTTGTTGCGTATGCCACGAGCGCGCGCGATCTTTTCGCGTTCCTTATCGCCCTTGTACATTTCACGCAATAACTGCGAATCGAGGCTTTGCCCTTGTGTCGCTTGGTTCTGGCTCGGGGAATTTGGTTCCATCTTGGGGGTCGCGTTTTGTGGCTCCTGCTTGCTCTCTTCCTGCGCTTTAATCTTCTGTCGCGCTCCTTCGCGGTTAGCCTCGATTTGGTCTGCGCTAGCGTCCCATACGCGGTTAACCTCGGACTTGCTGAATCGGTCTTGGCGGTAATCTTCAATATCGTCATACCACTTCGCCATGTGGTCGATCCCTAAGTACTTCGTGAGCTTATCGCCCCATCCTGTACCTTTAAGCGCGGACTTAATCAGCTTTGCGCGACCGAGCGCTGCATTCTGGATCGAGCCAATGCCGATTTGTTCGGCAACGTCTTTAAGGAATTTAAAGCGATCGATCTTCTTGCCGTCCGCGCCAACGCCACTAAAGAGGCTATTCATAAAGCCCAAGACTTTCGGCGACTTATCTTCGACCCATGAGGCGAGGTTTTCTAAGCTCTTATCAAGCCCTGTTTGCTTAATAAAGTCGACCGTCATTTGCTTACTCGCCATACCTAGCGAACTAATGATTCGATCGAAGGCGTTAGAAAGGCGGTTCGCTACAACGGCGTTATCGTTTAGCGTGTTGCCAAGCCCTGCGTTCGCAACCTTGGCTTCATTGATAGCCTTCAAAAAACCATCGCTGATAATGTCGTTATATGCGCCACCTAGCCCGATCGCGTCAGCTTGCATTTTTGCGTAGGCGGCACCATGGGACTGCGTTAAGTCCACTAATCGGGTTCGTATGTCCAACATAACGTCCGACATATCCCGAAGGTTGCCCGTGGCGTCATAAAGATCAACGCCTAAATTCTTCTTTAGGTATTGTTCAAATGGCGCGCCTAAACTAATAATTTTCTCCTTGAGATTGGAGAATGCCCCTGCTACCGCGTCAACGTTTCCGCCCGACCGTTTCATGGCTTGCAAAATATTCTGCATGCCCACTAAGGACGAACCCACGTTACGCGATTCAATGTAAAGCTTATTTGTGTCGTAAACGGATTTAGCGAAAGCGGCCGTAACTGCTGTTCCAACCGCTAACGCTCCCTTGGCGATAGATTTAAAACGAATGTTCGTTTCTTCTACGCTATTGTTGAACTTCTTCAAGCCGTCCTTATCGACCGAGAAGCCGAGCTTGACCAAGAAGCCTTCTAATACGCTAGCCATCGTTCATATACCTCGCGATCTCGTTCTTGTTGTGTATCTCGTTATCTAAATAAGCGTTCATTAAAAGAACGTCCTCAAGGGTTAACGTGCCATTGATTAGGCTTTCATATCTGCACATACCCTCGCGAACTGGGCGCATTAAGTAGTCCAGCCCATCGGGTAACGTAAGTAACCGGCTTTCAAGCTCTGGATCGATTACGCCGCTTTCTCTTCGTTCGAGTTGAAAAAGACGGCGATAATAGGGCGGATCTCACGAGCCAGTACGTGCATGACGAGCTTTAACGCGGAGACGATGTCGAGATCGTCATACATCAACGCGCCATCGACTACCAACCGCCCAAAGCCTCGATCGTGCTTAACCTCAACGCAACTAAGGCAAGTATTAACAACGCTCTCGAAGTCGCTGCGTGCCATCATCGAAAGGCGATAAAGAGTAGGCTCGGAGGCAAGAAATAGGTTCTTAATCTCGTCAACGTACTCATCGGGCGAAACTTGGTTTTCGTCCTTAGACGCTTCGATAAGTTTGGCAACGTGTCCTAAGACCTCACCGAAAAGTGAGGGGGCTAATGGGGCGATCAATCGTGCGACATGTAACGCGTCAGAAAGACTAAGCTTTCCAACGCGGTACTCACGAGACCCGATAACAATAGTTTCAGGCTCAATTTTCATGATTAGTAAGTTCCAGTGATCGTGTCGATCTTGCCACAGTCAAAAGTCCATTCAAGGGTCGTACCGTCTTCGCTATAGGTGCGATCGGGTTGCTTCTTGAATGCCACGCTTCGAGCCGTTACGAGTTCCTTGTTACCGCTATTGGTGATAGCGATAGCGTTGTTACCCCACGCGCTAGATGAGAGGGCTTGTGCGTCATACATCGCCTGTAAGATCTTGTTCACTGGCGAGGTATACAACAAACGAACCGTGATCGTTCCCGATTTGTCCTTGCGCAACGAGTGCATAACCTCGCCATCAGCCCCGACCGTCATGTTGTTTCGGTCTTGGTTGAGGGTAACGGTAATGCCTTCTTTTGCCACGGACGAACCGTTGCCAAGGTTCACCACGCCACCAACGCCAGTAAGTGTGGCGTTAACGTCCATAAAAGAATAAGTAGCCATTCTCTAATTTCCTCTTATCGGTTAACCGTAAGCGTTACGTCCACAAAGTGAATCGCGCCCTTCAACTTAATTGCGCACTGGATCGGTGGGGCTTTACGTGCCTCACGATCTGCCACACTCTGCTCGTCCATCGGCGAGATATAAACGTAGTAGCCAGTCGACAAGGTATCGCCACGTTCTAGCGCGCCGAAACCGTCCGAGTTCCAAACCCCTGCGGAAATAAGACCATTTGCCACGCCTTGATCCAAAGCCTTGGAGATCGTAGCCACCAAATCGGTCGAACCCGATTCGTCCTGCCCCACCTTCTTCGCGCTGAATAGCAAGTTCCAAACGGCGGTCTGAACATAGTTCTGCAACCAGTCCAAGCCGTGGCGTTCGTCAATGTACCAACCGCCAGACATTGCGCCTTCCTGCAAGATCGCCGTGTCGTTGTCGTAGTTAACGAAAACGTTGACGTTCTTCTTCTTCAAAGAAGCGGCCTGAGAGGTGCGAAGGTTTTCCGCGGTAATCGTGGGACACTGCTTGAACTTGAGTGTAATCGTGGTATTAGACCCTGCGAAGTTGATCGTAGACATGCGCCCGAAAATGCTCACGGCCGCATGGCGGTTTGTCGAGCTATAAGCCGTAAGGGTTCTATTAAGGGCGGCTCCTGCGAGTTTAGCCCCCAAAGAGTTATCCTTAGTGCCGTCAAGTTCGGCGGTATCCGTCAAGGTGAAAGCAACAATACGGCTGGGTTCAGCAGCTTCAATGGTCGAAGCAACGGCTAAGGCGTCCTCTTCCTTACAGTCCACTGCGACATACAAGGCGTACCAAGTCGGAAAGTCGAGCAACTTATTCACTGCGTCAAGCAAGCTTTCGGCTGCAACACCGCTAACCTTGGTAGTGCCTTTATCAAGCCCCATGAGGGTACTGAGTTCGGTTGCCGTGGCGTTAGCTACTTTCGATTCAATGCCAGTACTAGAGGCAATGATCGAAAAACGCTGACCATCAAAAACGCACTTACCCTTTCCGTTTAATCCCTCGGTAATCTTTGAGGCAACGCCGTTAAGGTTCGATTCTGCGCTAAGGTTGACGTTCTTAACGCTAACCTTCGAGCCGTCAATCTCAACGTCAAAAGCCCCTGCGGTAATAGCATTAAACGGCGCGATTTCCTGCTGATTAACGGCAAGGATTGCACCCTTCAAAAGACCACTAGTCGCCTTGTTCGCCCAACGCCCGATCTGCACTTCCTGCGGTTTCGGAGATTGAGAGAAGAAAGCTACGGCGGCCTGATATTCGGGCGAACTAGAACCGAAGGCACTAGCGATATCGCCTAACTCGCTAGCACTGTAAGAAACAATTCGAGTATCGGTATCGATTGTTTCGCTCGTCCCCAAAATCAACGTAGCCCCGAAATTACGAAGGGCGGCCGCTTTGGGCGACATTTCCACTTTCACATTAACGACCTGTGAAACTGGTAAAGTAGGTTTCGTCATAACTTACCTCTTTCGTCTGTAATAAATTCCACGTCTGCACTCGCGATCGAGCGCACACCATACGTTCTTGTTACCGAACGCCCAACGGTAAACACCACGCTAAAGCCATCGACCCACTGCGAGTTCACTAGTTCGGGTACACGCAAAATATCGTCCGCCACGCTTTGAACCGTTAGCCCATAGCGTTTAAGTTCGCGGTTGTTCTGCGTAACCTGTATGCCCTCGCGAAAGGTATCAGCCAATAAAAAAGCGTTGCCACCGTAAAAAGTCGCAACGCATTTAAGAGACTGAAAAGAGGTTTTAGTGATGTTGTCGTTCGCCCCTGCCTTATCGGGCTTAAAGCCCTTTTGGTATGGTGTGCCGTCCGTCTTAATCGAGGTGATACCGATCGCGCTCCAGTCCTCGCCGATCTTCGGTTGGGTGCCGCCTTTCGGTTGCCAACGCTTACGAACCTTCGTTTTATCTAGCCCCGTAATCGAGGCAAGGTAAATACGCAAAACGTCCGTAGGCTCGTTGCCATCACACGTAAGATCTGGCAAAACACCCTTTCTGGTCGAATCTGTAGCGCGGTTGATTTCAACTTTATTCATCGTCTACTACGTCCTCGGGGATACAAATAAGGCGAATCATTCCTTCGCCAAAGTGCGAATAATCGACCTTATCTTTAACCGTGTAACGCCGTCCGCGATACTCCAACGAATCAAAGCCCGTAGCCGTAAACCCTTCGGGGGCTAACTGCGCTAGGTAACGAACGAGGATCGATCCAGTACGCCGTAGGGCTTCTGGTAGTCGCTCGATAGTGTGGATATCTGCCGTGACTACGGCGTTAATCTCAGTACTAACACGCTCTTCCCATACTGGGTTACCGTTCTCGTCCGTGGTCTCAACTCGGTTAATGAGGCGAATCGAGCTAGTAAAAAGAGGATCGTTAAGAACCTCAGATAGATCTAATAACGCCATCGCCTTAATCCTCTTCGATCACAATGCCTTGAATCGCCTGTCGCAACGAGCCAGTATCAATAAGGGGCTTCATCGTTGCAGGGTCTTGGTTCGGGTTGCGCTTTAAACGTTCGCGAATAGTCATCGGCGAAAGTGGCGCAAAGTCCGCTTTAACCATGTACTCTTGAACGCTGGCCGCAGCGGTTAGTGCTGCCGCCTCCATGCGCTTATCAAAACCCTTTAGGTCGTCACTTAGGGCTTGTTCCATTGCCCCTCGCATTAACCCCGATATCGTCCCCTTGTTGTACTGTACCCCTGTCTGTAAGAAAGGGCGGGGCGGAATGTTTTCGTATGGCGAGCCGAATTCATGCTTAAAGCCAAGCTGTGAATTGGTCGGCTCATCGCCACCGCGAACATCGCCGTCAGCCCCTTCGGCTACACCTACATAAATACGCGTTCGGCGTATTTTGTCGACAATGCGGTTAAGGTCTCCAAGTCCGCTTTTCGTTTTGGCGATAGAGGCGAACGGCTTGTTGGTCATAACTGCACGCCCCCTGCGCCGAAGAGATACATAAGATCCCAAAGCTCGCGACCGTATGCGGTTGTGTTGTACAACCCTGCGTCCGCATTAGACCCCTGCGAAACGTCAAAGCTCACACTTGCGCCATCTACGGACTTGCTATTAACCACACCCAAGGCGTTTCCATCAATGCCGTTACCACCCGAAGATGACGAACCCACCATCTTAAGAAAGTGGGCTACGTACAAACAAATCGCGTGTTCGCGCACAATGTCGTCCGCCCATACCTCTGGATTAAAGAAGGCATAGGCAAGGTTTAAGCGGATTTGAACGGCGGTATCGGGATAAAGTCCTTCGGTAAATTCGGGGAAATGCTCCCTAAACTTACTGATCGTTAGCTTTTCCTTTGCCACGGTTGCTCCCTCGCTTAGTAGGCTTTTCGGTCGAGGATTCGGGCGCTTCCGTCTGCGGTTCTTCCGCCTTGGTGCCGCCTTCTTCCTCTACGGTATCCGCCACGTTCTGGGCTTCTTCGTTAGGTGGTTCTGGCGTTTCCGTCTGCGGTTCGACTGCTTCGGGTGTGCCTAAATCCTCACAAAGAAGAGAACGTGAGCGGATAAATGCGTTTTCGGCGACTTCGTCCTTGACCTCGTAGGGTTCGCCTTTCTTGAAGAAGAAATCTTCATTAGGCACGCCCTGCTTGCGCAAGGTAAAGAACACTGGACACTTTAAAATTATCCGCTTCATCGTTTCGCTCCTTAGTTGGCGAGAACGCCGTAAAAGACCATTTCGGGACGGACGAACTCGACCGCGCCCATTGCGCCAAAGTACGGAACGCTCTGTTCAAACTGGTTGTACTGCACTGGCAAGGACTGCAACTGCACCAATGGGAAACGAACAACGTCCTCTTTCTTCGTGTAAGCCACGATACGAGGCTTATCAAAGAAATCTTCGCTATCCAACCACTTGCAAGGTGCAATGGTCAACTCGTTTCCGTTAGCCTTCGTCAAAGAGTTTTCCAAAACGAAGTTCAAGAGGTTCATCGAGGTATTCGGCAACTGAGTACTAACCAAGCTAGCAAACACGGACGGTGGCACCAAGATGTTGGTCGGCAAACGGGTGTAGTTCGTAGCCTTCCAAGCTTTATCAAGAACGCCGTTAAACTGCTCGATAACGCTCTTAGCCGAAGCTGTCGGATCGAACTTGCCGATGTTGTGAGCCATAACTTCGTCATCGTTGTTAAGCAAGCCCTTAACGCCCAATTCCTTATCGCCCACGTAAACCTGAGCATCGATATCGAGCTGATGTTTCATCTTCATAGCGTTGTACTTCTGGGCGTCAATCGGGCGACCTGCCTGTTGAGCCTTCATAAGTTCAAGCACGGTATAAGAAACAATCATCCCCCAAGGGGTCAACGGTTGCATTTTCTTTTCGTTGGAAACGCTAACACGTGCAGGGGTATTGCCAGAAACGGAAATCCAAGACTTGCCGCCGTTAGACGTGCCAGAAAAACCGCCAGCGTAGTTAGAAACGATGAAAGAAGAAACTTCATCGGCGGCCGTAACGTCAGATCGCAAATCGATATCACGCGACCACGTGGTATCAATGATCGGTTCGTAAAGCGTCTGATCAAGGCGTTCAAGTTCACCAATAAAAAACGCGCCAGTAGAAGTTACGGCCGCGTCATTAAAACGTTGCGTCATAAGGTCTCACCCCCTTATTAGATGTTGAAAGAGATTTCAGCCAAGCCGTCATCGTCAACCGCGCCCATGAACTGTGCGCCTTCGATCGCCGTCCCTGCGGCTTCTGCCGTAACTTCGCCCTTGGCGGTCAAATAGACCTTGTCGCCGAGTGCAGGCGTTCCGCCCTTGCACTTAACGGCTACGTAGCCCTTGCGCAAAACGCCAATCGGTGCGCCTTCGGTCGGGTGCTGATCGCTCGTCTGAGCTTGTCCATAGAAGCGGACGGAAAAGCCGTAGACCTTCCCCGCGTCTTCAGCCGACTTGCAAGGGGTGATGGCGTTCTTTGCGTCATTCACCTTCACAGGAAAACCAAAGGCGACCACTGGGGCTGCCTTGTCGTTGAGTTTCGTTTCTACTAAGTTCGTGTAGTACGCACGCGTGAGTTCACCTGCGAATCCACGCGGCATGCTAGTGCCAATAAATTGAGCCATTACTTGTTACTCCAAAATTTGTTGTACATAGCGTTGAGTTCGGCGTTAGACTTGCGCCCCGAGGGTTGCGTCATCTTGCTGTCGCCGATCTTGAATTTCGGGTTCTTGCTAGCGCGTGCCGTGGCAAGCGTTCCCTTGAAATAAGCGTCCAAGAGTTCGCCCGTTGCGCCATCGACCGAATCCCCGAACTGGTTAAAGCCCGATTTCTTGATGGCGTTGCGCTTCAAGCGTTCGAGCATGTTCACGGTGAAACGTCCGTCCTTAGAGTCGGCGGTCGGCTTCTGAATGCCCTCGCACAGTTCCTCGGCGTCCGCGATCACCTGCTTTGCCTCATCGGGGTTCACGGCTTCTTCGTCTTCGTCCGCGACCTCTTCCTTCTTTTCCTCTTCGGCTTCGCCTTCTTTCGGCTCTTCCTCATCGGCTAAAGGTTCTTCCTTCGGCGCGTTAAGTCGTTGATCGATCTCGGCGAACTTCTCGAGGATCGAGGCAAGTTGCTTTTCGATCGCGTCCAAACGGCTAACTTCGGGTTCGGGCGTGGCGGTTGCTTCTGCCTTTTCGGGCTGTGCTTCTTCCTCGTCCTTAGCCGTGATTTCGACCGTGTCTAGAGTTTCGTTAAACCCTTCCTC